CCAAAGATTGACCGGATCATAACCATGTCCCCGCAGTTAAAACATCTATGATTTTTGCTTTTTGAGCAGCCCGCGCAGCATCCCCCGCATCCCCCGCAGCAGCCCCCGCAGCATCCCACGCAGCCCACGCAGCCCACGCAGCATCCCACGCAGCAGCCCCCGCAGCAGCCAGCTCACTATCAGTTATAAGTCCTTCTGAGTGATTCCATGCAGCATCAAGCGCATCTTTACTTCGCTGATCCGTCATAAGGTGCTCAACTTGTCGGGCGCACCACACGGCATATTTACGCCAGATATTATTGTGTTCTGGCAGGCATCGCAGACACCATAGGAGGTCGTCCAGCGAATTTGAGTCCAGTAAATCAGTTAGCGGAAATTCGGCAGAGAACTCTGCTTTTATGCCGCCTTTTGACTTCAGAAGATTCTTCCATCCTTCTCGGCATGGGCCAGCATCTTTAATTTTTTGCAATGTTATCGTGATCATAACCCCTCCACTTTCACGTTACGTTTATCAAGCCAAGCGATAAGAGCAAGCAGAGCCTCTTGATTACGAGATATTCCATCTTCGTTCGCTAGGGTATCAATCCCATCCCAAACGGTTACAGGGAGCCTCAGCGAGCGCGTGGCGGTAGCTGGCCGGTACTTACGGCCTTTGGTGTGTGATTTTTTCATTCTGCATCCTCTTCTCTCCTCGCCCAAGGGCGTAGAATGGGTTATCCAAGAAGGGCCAATAACCGGATTTGGCTGGTCGTATCAGATTTGCGAATACCCATAGCAATCCAAGCGCGTTCTGGCGATTTGGCTTTATAGCGCAGCATGACTTCGGCCTTGCGCAACCGGTAAAATGCCCGGTCAATGGCTTCTTCATATTTCTGCTGTTTGGTTTTCATTTTCTGTTACTCCTTGGTCTGCGGTGGTAGAATTAGGCTGCTAATCTGAATCGAAATTCAGGGAATTTGGTGGAGAGTATATGCAAAATGCCTGCATTCCCGGTTCTCGCGGCCCATGAATGAATGGTTGGATCAATATCCCCGCTCGCATCTAAAACAGCCCGCGAAACATATACCCAGCCATAACCTTTATTAACTTGGATTTTCATTCTCTTATCCTCTATGGATTGTGGGTTAGGCTTGAATCCGGACTTCATTGTTTAACGTGTAGAGCCTATTGCTACCAAATGGGCCATGTTCGCGCTGTACTGCCTGCCAGCTAATATTGCTGGTTTTCAGGGCGCGGAACCCTTTGCGGAAAGAGCCATGGAAGAGCTTGTTCTCAGTGGTGGCGAAAAATGCGCCATCTTCAAGCAGGGCGATTATTTGGGTTTTATTCATTTCCTGTTCCTCTGTTATCCCGCCCTAATTGGCTGCGATGGTTAGTGTTAGGCTGCTGCGCAAGCTGCCATACAGTCGCAGTCATCCATAGCGCATGCAAGGCCGGTTTCGGTGTTTTCGTAGCTGGCGACACCTTCCAGCCCGTAACGCACCGGCTTGCAGACAACCAAACGGTTTTTGGTATTCAGCAAGACCACATATCCGCTATTTTCGTAAACTTGTTTCATTTCCTTTTCCTCTTTTGTTCGCCGCCCTAATTGGCTGCGATGGTTTAAGTTAAACTGCAATAACTTCAAATTCGCGGCAGACTTCTTCCATCGCATACCATGCCAGCGCGTTGTAGATGGTTTGGACTGCATCACCCCTGCCGGTATAGATGGCTTGGCCTATTTCATCAACGCTATAGTCAGCGCCCACGCACCTGAATGACTGCACAAACTCAAGCACGGGTTGGCCTATTTCTTGTGCCATGTTGTTGATAGACTCCATGATTGAGGCTTTGTGCTTTTTGGTGAATGCAAGGGTTTCAGCGTAGTAGATAAAGCCGGAGAAGCCTGCATCGGCACCGTGGCTTGTAACATCCTGAGCTGATTCGCTGAAGTTATCCCAGCCGCCCAATTGATTGATTACTGCGCGAGCCATTGCTGGGGTTGCTGATTGATTGATGAAAGTGGTTTTATTCATAAAGTGCGCTCCTTTGTTGTGATGTTTTACTGCGATGGGTGTAATGTAATAGACGTATTGCAACGTTGCAACATATATTTATAGTTGTTACGCATAAATTACGCGAAAGAGCAGTGACACAATTAGAATGTCAAAAGAATCAACAATTTAGAAAATGGGCATACAATGAAAAAACAGGCGAACAACACAAAAAAGACAAAACACAAAGTAGACAAAAACAAAAAAAGAGAGCAGGACAAGATCAAGGCCATACAACAAGGCGCTCTCAAAATCAAAGAAAAATTACAGCGTGTCTCTGTACACACACCAAAAAACATGATAGCTTGAAGCCATAGCAGCGACAGTCCATAGCAAGCAAATCTATCCATTGGTCAGGAGTTAAAAAATGGCTATCCCCTACACTGAAGAACAACGACAAGCCATTATCGAACAGGTCACTACTCGGCTAGTCGCCGGTGAGTCAATGCGTAAAATCTGCCTGGATAAGGACATGCCAGATAGAGTCACAATGCTGAGATGGTTTAATGATGATTCTGAGCTTGCATCCATTATTGCGCGTGCACGAGATATTCAAGCCGATGCGCTGATGGATGATATGAGTGACATATGCGCGAAAATGGAAGGCGGCCAGCTTGATCCTAATGCCGGGAAAGCGATTATCTGGGCTAAACAGTGGCAGGCTAGCAAGATGCGCCCTAAGAAGTACGGCGATCGTTTAGACCTTGGCAATGCCGATTCCAAGCCCTTTGAAGTCATTATTAAGTAACTCGTATAGCCCCATAGAGCAACGATAGCCTGTATCCAATACCCTAGTAGCGCCTCGTTTTGTTTTGATTGTGCGCTGTCTGGAGTGGATAGTTAGTACTTACTAACCACGGGGGGGGGTGGATACCGGAACGTGATTGAGCGGCTGACACCCCTATAGCCCCCATTACTCCCAGCCCTATCTAGAAATTGGCTTTGCCCCTATATTCCCCGGCTCTATTTGAAATGTTTCCTGCTTGTGCTTGTTGTGTGGTGTGGTGATAATTTGAGAATTGAAAAGGTGAGTGCTTACTAACCTATGGCTGGTATAACGATTCCGCATAATTGGACTCCGCGCTGGTATCAGCAGAATTTATGGGAGTATTTAACGGGAGCGCCGTTTGGTGCTGGTGGTGTTGATCCTCGGGCTTCGGACAGGAAGCACGCGGAGGTTATCTGGCACCGTAGGGCGGGGAAGGACGATGTGTGTCTTCATTTTGCTGCGAGGGAGATGTTTTTAAACCCTGCTAACTACTGGCATATGTTGCCTCAGGCGAATCAGGTCAGGAAGGCGATTTGGGAGGCGGTGAATCCTCATACGGGGAGGAGGAGGATTGATGAGGCGTTTCCTGAGGAGGTGTTTGAGCAGAGGCAGTCCGACATGATGGTGAGGTGTCGGGCTAATTCGGCTACTTGGCAGTGTTTGGGATCGGATAACTTCCAAGGGGCGATTGGTTCTACGCCGAGGGGTATTGTGTATTCTGAGTGGGCTTTGGCGAATCCATCTGCGAGGGGGTATTTGAGGCCGATTCTTCTTGAGAACAAGGGGTGGCAGTTGTTTATTACGACTCCGAGAGGGAGGAATCATGCGTATTCTACTTATCGGGGGGCTAGGGAGAATCCTGACCAATTTGCAGAGCTTCTGACTGTTTACGACACTCAGGCATTAAGTCATGGGGATTTGGTAAGGGAGTTGAAGGAGTATATCAATACTTATGGGGAGTCGATGGGGATAGCTCTTTTCGACCAAGAGTATTTATGTTCTTTTGATGCGGCTATTTTGGGTGCTATTTACGGGGAGGAAATGCGGTTTATTCGGGGGAATGATCGTGTAACGACTGTTCCTCATGATGATAGATATCCTGTTCATATCGGGATGGACATTGGCAGGACTGATGACTTTTCTGCATGGTTCTTTCAGGTTATCGGGAATGAAATTCGGTTCATTGATCACTTTTCAGGGGCGGGGAAAGACCCTGATGAGGTGTGTTCTCTTATTTTAGGGAGGAAGGTAGCAATTAACCTGATACGGAGGGGGGATAATACGGAAATTGTTGTTGAGTTGGGGGTAGATATACCCGGACTTGAGGGGAGAAGGGCTTATCGAATTGGCCATATAGGAATTCCGCATGATGGGCAGGCAAAGACTTTTGTTGCGAAGGGCAAATCGGTTGAGGAGCAATTTGCATCGGTCTTTGGATGGAGTAAGATAACCCGCGTTCCTCGATTGAGCGTTCAAGATGGCATTCAGGCGACTCGAAAAGCGTTGAGAAGGGCTGTTTTTGACAAGAAATGTGAAAATGGACTGGAATCTTTGGAAAATTACCATCGAGAATGGGATGATGACAAAAAGATGTTCAAAGATACCCCGGCACATGATTTTTCATCCCACGATTCTGATTCGATGCGCTATTGTTCTGTGATGTGGGAGTTTGAGCCTTCTTTAAGAGTGGATGAGGAGGTTAGGATGGGGAGGAGTTTCAATGAAATGCTGGAGTTAAACAGAATGCGGAGACTGGCAAGTGACTGAATGGCGGTATGCCTCTGTTGACCTTTCTAATGACGTAACAACGATTACGGCAGTTCCCTGTCTTGTCTTGGGAGCTAAAGTCACCACCACCATGTCTGCCCATGTCTGTCCCATCAAAGATGATACGGCTACTGTCTTTTCAATTCCCGCTTCTTCCGTAGTCGGATATTCCGATAGCGTAGAAGGGACTCGATTCGAAACCAGCCTTGTTGTTGATCCTGATAACGCCGCAACCGGGGTGATTACTGTATTCTATAAGGTATTGGGCCGACCATGATTACCACTACTAAAGGGATAATGGATGAATCCTTACTACTCAAGAAAACCGGAGTCGACGAAGACGACCGCGCCCGGAGTGAATGGGTGGAGTATTGGGACGGTGAGGAATTGGTGCATCGGTCAGTGGCGATAGCCATTAAAAAGGGCATGGTGCTTAATATAGTTCAAGAGAAATTGGGGTAGAAAATGGCCAATACGCAAGCGATTAGCGGGATCATGAAGCAGGTTGCTTTAGGCGCTGTTGTAGACGGCAAAACCTTAAAGGCGGCTTTGTACCTTGCCTCTGCCACGACTAACGGCACGAATACTGTTTACACTGCTACGGGTGAAGTCTCAGGTTCAGGCTATAGTGCTGGCGGGGTATCGGTAACGAATGCGAACACGGCGGGGCTGACGAGCACAACGGCCTATTGGACGCCTTCTGCTTCGATTGCCTTTGGTACTGTCACCTTGGCGACTGCTTTTGACGCAGTGATGATTTACAGCACGACAGATACGAACAGAAACATTGGCGTGTTTACGTTCGGCAGCCAAGTAGTGACCGCGGGGACAGTCACCCTTCAAATGCCTGTGAATGACTCATCCACTGGGCTTGTCAGGTTTGCATAATGGTTACTGGAATTTACAAAATAGAAAATCTTAGCAACGGCAAAGTTTATATTGGGTCGTCTATTTCTATCCAAAAACGTTGGGGCGCGCATAAAAACTCCCTTCGCCGCCAAGTGCATGAAAATAGGCATTTGCAGAACGCTTGGAATAAGTATGGGCCTGATGGGTTTAAATGGGATGTATTATTGCAATGTCGTCCTTCAGACCGACTTTTTTATGAGCAGCGGGCATTGGACGCCTATCAATCTGCAAGTGTGGGATATAACAAACACCCATCTGCTGGCAGTGGGGCCGGGCTGGTTTTGTCGGCAGAGGCTAGGGCCAAAATATCTGCTGCGCGGAAGGGAAAACCTCTATCAGAAGAGCATAGGGCAGCTATAAGTGCTGGCGGATTAGGAACAAAAAGAGCGCCTAGATCAGAAGAATGGAGGCGAAAGTTATCCATAGCTCAAACTGGGAAAAAGCTTTCAGAGGCTCAGAAAGCAAAGATTGGCGCTGCTCATATAGGTAAAAAGAAACCAGCCCAGTCTGCTGCATTAATGGGCAGGAAACTATCTGAATCGCATCGCGCAGCAATTTCGGCTGGGCACCAAAGAAGGCTGGCAAAAATGAGGTTCGCCTAATGGCTGACAATACAATCCTAAATACCAACACTACTACCGGCGATACAATCCGGGATATTGACCGCTCCGGGGTTAAGTCTCAGGTGGTTGTTCTCGATGCGGGGGGTTCGGCGGGAGAGTCACTTGTCACTCTCACTAATCCAATGCCGGTACAGCCAGCGGCCTCGTATTTCGTTGCTGGAACGGGTAATACTTCTTCAACTCAGTTAGCGGCTGGCGCTACTTTTACAGGAACGATTGAGAGCACGATCAACCAACCAGCGGCGTCTATTCTTATTTCGTCAGACCAGCCTATTTTGTTGACTCTGAATGAGTACATTGACGCGGCGGGGACTTACCTTGCTAATACGGTGTCATACACTATTTTGCGTAATAACGGGTACTCTAAAAGCGTTACATTGAATGCCAACTATTTCCAGTTGTCTGCTAAGAATTTGGGCGGATCACCAACGACCACGCTTAACATCAATACTTACTACGGAACTATCTTCCCTGCGGGACAGACTACTTCTGATCATTCCATTCCTGTGGTGATGGCTTCTGATCATGCAGCGGTACCAGTCAAGGCAAGTGCTACACTCCCTTCGCAGGAGTTAAATCCGCAAATCCTTGAAGTGCTCAGATTGGTATTGATTGAAATGCGCATTAACAATCAGCTTTTGAATGATGGACTCTTGCCCGGAAGGGCTAACCAGAACCTCGACCTTCTTCGGAATGATGAGGACTTTTTACTACAACTGAACGGGTAATTTATGGCAACGAACCAAACTCAGACAGGTATACAGAACAACCCCGATGGCGTGCTTGTAACGGCGCGTGCGGGTAAGCAGGGGGATTCGATTGTCTCCGAGCTCCACGGGCGTTTCTACGAACAGAACTACCGTGGCAGCGTCTTCCGTGCTGGTATGACACTGACCTCAATCAGTAACGCTACCTTTACTTCAGCGACTACTGGCGCAACAGCCACGCCGATTGTTGGGTTGTACAATCCAATTACTTCAGGCGTGAACTGTGTAATTCTTCAGGCGACTCTCGGAGTAACAGTCACAGCCCTGCAAGCCACTGGCGCTGGCCCCTTTGTGTGGATGGTAGGCACGCTTCAAAGCGCTATTTCGACTGGCTCGGCTCCGTTTAACGCAAGATCATTGTCTACTACTTCAGGCGGTATTAACGGCTCCGGCTCGGTGGTTAAGAACGTATCTGGTGTTGCTCTGACGGGTTTGAGCGGTGCGATTGCCGTGGCTTTTGGTTCAGCTTTGGGTGGCGGCTCTTATTCTAACGCGGCTCTGCTGGGTACGGCTGCGGGTTTTCAAACGGGGATGATAGGCACAGTCGAGAACTTTGACGGCTCTTTGATTGTTCCTCCGGGTGGTGTGATTGCTTTGATGGCGACAACGACTCCGGTAGCACACTCTGCTGCCTCTGGCTTGATTTGGGAAGAAGTGCCCGTCTGACCTTAATGGGGGTGTAGAGTGCTACTCCCTCTACAGATTTTAATTAACCTCCGCGCAAGCGGGGGTGGCGTAACAGTTGCACTCACTGGTCAATCAGTAACGGTCAGTGCGGGGACTTTGGGCTATTCCAATAGCCTAGCGTTAAGCGGTACGGCAGTAACGGGATCGGCAGGGACAATTTCCTACAGTTTAGGACTGCCCCTTGTTGGTTCAGCGGTAACGGTAAGTGCTGGCACTCTGTCGTATTCTGTTAGTTACGCTTTAAGTGGCGCGGCAGTAACAGGAAGTGCAGGGACTCTGGTTTATAACCTTGGCCTTGCACAGACTGGTATAGCGATAACGAGTTCGGCAGGAGCATTAGGGTATACGCTGTCACTTCCGATAACAGGTAGTGGAGTAACAGTAAGCGCTGGGACAATAAGTTATTCGTTTTCGAAGTCATTATCTGGGAGCGCAGTAACAGCAAGTGCAGGATCAGTATCTTATGTGCTCACTATCCCTCTGAATGGGGTAAGCGTTTCGGTAGATGCTGGGACGGTATTGGTAGATGGGGTAGTAGTAGTTACTTCCACACGAAGGCATAGGTTATTATATTTGAACGGCGCAGGTGTATTCGGGAAAGGGTTGTAATTTTTTTTGGCCTATCAGGTTAGTAAGTAATCACTATGAATCAGACGGAAACCGAAGATAAAACCCCATCAGCAGAAGTATCCGACTGGCTGGACAGGATTGACTATGCGCTAGAAAAAGAAAAAGACTGGCGCAAAGATGGTGAGCAGGTTTTCAAAATCTACCGATCTGAGTCGAAAGGATCATCAAAAAAAGACCGCTTCAATATCTTGTGGACAAATACTGAGATCAAGCGGCAATCGTTAATTAACGCGACTCCAATCCCTGATATTCGACGCAGGTTCAACGATCCCGACCCTGTTGGCGCGGAAGCCTGTGAAGTACTCAAGCGAGGGATTTCCTACACGCTTGATTGTCAGGATGGGCTTAACAAATTATTCCTCTGCGCTAACGATATGCTCTTGCCCGGCAGGGGGGTAATCCGAGTTAGGTATAAGGGATACATGAATGAGTCAGACGACGTAAATGAGCACGTTGACTCCGATCAAGAAACGACTGTTCCCGAGGTTTCCTATGAAGAAGCTCAGCTAGAGCACGTTCAATGGGATAAGTTCATTCATTCTACAGGGGATGAGTGGGCCGATATTGAAAAGGATGGATGGGTAGGATTCATTCATGACATTACGAAAGAAGAAGCGAAGGAAAGATGGCCAGAAAAATATAACTCACTTTCTTATGACTCCAATGAGAAAGATGCTAAAAAAGAAGAAAATGCCGAGTATAAAACCACTACGGTTTATGAGATTTGGGATAAAGACGAGAAAAAAGTCTACTGGATAGGAAAGGACTACAAAGATGACTTCCTTGATATTATTGATGATCCAATGGAGCTTAAGGGGTTTTTCCCTGTTCCGCGCCCAGCCTATGCAATAGAAGACTCTACCAGTCTTGTTCCTATTATTGAGTATTCTCAATATGAAGTATTGGCGAAAGAGCTTGAGGATTTAACCAATCGCATCGGAAAACTGATTAACGCTTGTCGTGCGCGTGGCGCTTATGATGCGCGCATTTCCGAAATGGAAAAGCTCTTTTCCGCTGATGATAACGAGTTCATTCCACTACAGAACGCAGTCGCTGTTATGGAAACGGGCGGACTTGAAAAGAATATCTATTTCATGCCGCTTGAAATAATCATTAACGCGATTACAGTGTTAAACAATCAGCGTATAGCGGTTAAGCAGCAGATTGAAGAAATCACAGGAATGTCTGACATTATTCGGGGAACTACCAACCCGAATGAAACCGCTACAGCGCAGAGAATTAAGGCAAACTTTGCCTCTGCCCGTCTTGATCGACAAAAGCAAACCTTCCAAGTTTTTGCTCGGGATTTAATCCGGATTATTGCTGATGTTATCTCTCAGTTCTCAAGAGATACGATTTCAGTAATGACCGGGCTTACTTACCAGACCGAACAAGAAAAACAAATGATGCAAGCGCAGCTCCAGATGATCCAGCAGCAAATGCAGCCTCAGATGCCGGGGATGCCTCCTCAACAGCCTAATCCTCAAATGGCCCAGCAAGCGCAGCAATTGCAAGCCGAACTTCAAAAACCATCATGGGAGCAAGTCTCTGCAATTCTCAAGTCTGACATGACGAGAGAATACAAAATAGACATTGAGACTGACTCAACAATCGCTGCCGATAAACAAGCGATGCAAGAGACTCTTTCAACTTTCATGCAGGCTATTGCCCAGTTCACAACGATGGCGGCAAATGGCGAGCAGGCAGGAGTCCTTACTCAAGCCGCCGCCAAGGAAATGATGAAGGAGTTTGTAAGAGGGTTCGGGCTTTCTAAAAACATTGAAGAAGCCTTGGACAAACAAGACCCGCCAAAACAAGACCCTGAAGCGGCCAAAATGCAAGCTGAAATGCAGATGCAGCAACAACAGCACCAAATGGATATGCAAGCGCAGCAACAGAAAGCGCAAAGTGAGCAGCAGAAAATGCAGCTTGAACTTCAAGTAAAGCAGCAAGAGGCTCAGATTGAAATACAGAAAATGCAGATGGAGCTTCAGATAGAAAAAGAAAAGCTCGCCATGCAAAGAGAACAGATGCAGATGGATCAACAGGCGAATGTGCTGAAAATGGCAATGGATGCCAAAAATATGCAAATGAAGAATGAACATGATATGCAAACCCACCACATGAAAATGGAGGCAATGAGTGAGCAAAAACCCGATAACGGGTGATGACATTCGGACAAAGGCGAACACTGAACAGTACCGCCAGAACATCACGCGTATCTTTGGTAATAAAAAGACAGAACGAGGCCGATGGATTCAGCATCCCGAAACGGGCGAGCTGATTCTGGCGTCTGACTATCATCGCGAACAATCCAAGCTGGATATATTTATAGACCGCTTTGAGGCGTATGAATCTCCCATTACAGGTGAGGTTATAAACAACCGCAGAAAGCGTGACTACGATCTGAAATCCAGCGACTCCCGCCCCTATGAAGGCCGCCATATTGAGCAACAAGAAGCGGATAAATGGCACGCTGAAAAGGAGCGGAAGTTATCTGAAGGGATCAGAGAAACCGCGCAGAGAACACTGTACGAAATCCAACATGGCTATCGGAGGCCACAATGAGCGATGAAGAATTAAGCATTAAAGAATCCATTACGAATTCAATCAAGGAAATTCGTGATCGTGAGGAACCTGAAGCAGAAAAACCTGTAGTGGACGATCCTCCCGAAGAAAAGCCTGTTGAGGAAGAACAGGAAGAATCTTCAGACCCGCCAGTAGAAGAAGAACAAGAACCCACTGAAGAAGCCCCCCTAGCCCCTAAAGTAGAGGCTGACCGCACTTTAATTAACCCTCCATCTACATGGACGGCAAGGGGTAAGTCTTTATGGGCAGCGCTCCCGGAAGATGCTCGGAAAGAAGTTTTACGCCGAGAAGGGAATATCAAAAAGGGCATTGAACAGTACAAAACCAAAGCAGAGTTTGGGGAAAGGCTGGAAAGAACAATGACCCCCTACCAGCCGTTCCTGAAAGCCAAGGGAGCATCGGCTGAGCGAGTCATAGAAGACGCGCTAAATCTAGCTTATCAACTAGAGACTTCCAATCCAGAGCAAAAAGCGTTAATCTTGAAGAAGATAGGCCAGCAATATGGCGCTGACTTCAGGGTTTTTACTGAACAGCAAGACCCTGAGCAGGATAAACTCCTGCAAGCTATCAGCCCATTGCAGCAGAAGATTGAAGCATTAGAGCGTGAAAGGCAGAACAGCCTTTTCGCTAACAAGCAACAGCAAAGCGCCCAATTGGAGCGTACAGTTGAAGACTTTGCTAGTGCTACCGATGACACAGGCCGTCTTAAGCATCCGTATTTTGATGATGTGAAAGACTTAATGGCCTCACTCCTCGAAAGTAATCGGGTTCAGACACTCGATGCCGCGTACCAGTTAGCTGTACAGGCCGACCCGGAAATCTCAAAACTGGCAAGAGTCAGTTCATCACAACAGATTTCCTCTGAAGCCAAGGCCAGAGCGGATAAAGCCAAGCGTAACGAGCAAGTTGCGCCAAGCAAAAAGCCGACTCAGGTAAGTTCAGCTCAATCAGGATCAATACGCGACACTATAAACGCGAGACTCAAACAAATCCGAGCAACTTAACGAGGTAACTCATGACAAGTCCCAATTCAACCTTTACGGAGCTGGTTACTACGACTCTCCGTAGCCACAGAAAGGGTATCGTAGACAACATTTCCAAACACAACGCTCTTTTGCGTCGCCTTGATCAAAAAGGCCGCAAAGTCACAGTTGACGGCGGTTTGACTATCGCCGCTGGCCATGACTACGCGGAAAACGGCACTTTCCAACGCTTCTCGGGCTATGATACGTTGAATATCAACGCATCAGACGTTCTGACAGCCGCGGAATATAACTGGAAGAACATGGCTATTCATGTGGTAGCTTCCGGCGAAGAAATCCGCAAAAACTCCGGCAGCGATGTTCGACTGGCCAATCTGGTCGAAGAACGCATTAACAACGCCGTCCGTACTGCCAAAAACAACCTTTCAAGTGATATTTACTCGAATGGTACTGCGTCCAACCAGATCAATGGGCTTCAGGCAATTGCGCCTGATACCGCTGGCGGTACGCTTGGTGGTATTAACGGCACAACCTATAGCTACTGGCGTGCAGTAGTTCAGTCGGCAGCTTCTCCAATTACTGGCTCGGCAATTACTTTGTCTGAGTCAACTTTCGAGAAGTTTATCCGCCAACTGTACATTGCGCTGACTCGTGGCGACGACAAGCCTGACTTGCTGATTCTGTCTAATGACTACTACGAGCTGTTTGAAGGCTCTCAAGTAAGTCTGAAGCAGTACACGGCGAATACTACTACTGGTGCAAATAACGGTAATGGGGGGTTTGTTTCGTTGAAATACAAGTCTTGCGATGTATTCCACGATGGCAACTCGGGTATTTCAACTGCGCACGGGTATATGTTGAATACTGACTACCTGAAACTTGCTGTGCATCCCGATGCAGACTGGACTACGGTAGAAGACCAGCGACCAATCAATCAGGACGCAGTTGTTGTCCCGATGATCTGGATGGGTAATTTGATCTGCTCGAACCGCGCCCTTCAAGGCGTGGCTAAGGCTTGAGGTGAACTATGGCTACTAAAATTGTTGCGTCATTCGTAACTCCTCCGTTCAACTACAACAACAACGTCGCTGTTGTTCCGTTGGGCACTCGTGTCAACCTTGATGATGGTGGTGTTGCTATCTTCTGTCAGGCAGCTAGTGATGTATCTCAATATGCCGCTGTTGCTATTGGCGTGGGATATACCGCTGTGAATGCGACAACTACTGCGATTACGCAGGATACTGGTACTGGCCGTCAGTTGGGCTGGGTGCAGACTTCTATTGCATCCTCTAACTACTGCTGGGTTCAGGTATCTGGCCGACCAGTAGCGATGCTTGCTGCTAACTGTGCCGACCGCGTCCAGTTGTTCACTACCGCCACTGCCGGGGTATTGGATGATGCGACGGTATCTACTGCTGAAGTATTGGGTGTCGTAGCGAAAACATCCATCTCTAACGCAACCGCTGTGACCTTGATGGTTCCATCGGCTGCTTATGTGGCTAACTTCGCACAACAGGCCTAATGAAGTCGCTTAAGATAGATGTAAGACAATACGGAGGCTTCGGGGAGGTAGAGGGGAATATCCTTCACTCTACTTCCTTGGGGATTCCTGAACTTGAATTAAATCTTGATCCTCATGATGGGGTATTTGTCATTTGTGGTTCAGGGCCATCTATCAGCGATAACGTAGAGAAAATCAGGTCAGATAAGGAATCAGGTCATACTATTTGCGCGGTGAAGGATGCTTATGACTTCTTGCGCACTAACGATCTAATCCCCGATCTTTATCTGTCCGTTGAGCCTCGGCACAAGCCGGTAAGGAATCCTCACAAGGGATCAACCTTTCTGCTTGCGTCGAGGTGTCATAAACAGATGTTTGAAGATTTGAAAGACTATCCTGTAAAACTCTGGCATTCATGGAGCGAGCAGGAGGATATGGAAATACTCAAAGACAGGCCGAGAATTGGAGGTGGTACAACTTCAGGACTCCGGGCGGTGAATGTTGCCTACTGTCTAGGATATAGAAAGTTCAAAATGTACGGCATGGATTCTTCATTAGGAGTTCGTGGCGAGAAACGAGTGGGGCAAGATACGCTAGGCGACCATGTGACAAAGATGGACGTGATTGTGGATAATGTGTCCTACATTACTAATATGGCGATGGCTGCCCAAGCGCAGGATTTCCAGAGTATCTACGACGTGATGCCTGATATATCGGTCGAAATGATAGGAACTGGACTTATCCCTGCTATTTGGCAAGCTCGTAAACAAAGAGGGCTTAGATGCTGAATATAGCAATTGGGTATGACCCCAACGAGTCAGTAGCATTTCATACGCTCGTGCAATCATTGATGGACAACAGTAGTAAGCCGCTTAATATCATGCCGCTTAATCTGAAAAACCTGCCTTTCAAGCGTGAGCGAAACCCGCTCCAATCCACTGAATTCTCATTCTCCCGATTCCTTGTTCCTTATCTAAACAGCTTTAATGGTCTGTGTCTTTTTATGGACTGTGACATTCTCTGCGTTGGGGATGTGGCTGAGTTATTTGCCAGTTTTGATTACTGGAATGCCGTTCAGGTGGTCAAACACAACTATGAGCCTAAAACAAAATCAAAGTTTCTAGGGAATGTTCAAACTTCCTACGCAAAGAAAAACTGGTCGAGTGTGATGCTGTTTAATTGCTCTCACTATGACTGTCAGAGACTGACCCTTGATTATGTAGAAAAAGCCTCCGGTTTGGAGTTGCATCAGTTCCACTGGACAGACAGAGTAGGTGAGTTAAATCCACAATGGAACTATCTGGTTGGCGAAAATCAGAAGGTAAAAGACCCCAAGCTGATTCACTACACATTGGGGGGGCCGTATTTCAATGATTACCGGGATTGTGAGTTTTCTAAAGAGTGGTTCGATACCAAGGCGAGGATGCTTCGATGCAAACAGTAAGCTTTATTCACTCAGCACCAGAGCTTGCCTCTTATCGCTATCGTGCGGCGATGCCAGCAAAAGAGATAGGAGCTGAAATCAACGACTATTCCAGAGACATTCTGGTATTTTCAAAGCCACAAGTAGATGAACTTAATAAGGCTGAAATGCTGGTAAAACAGCTAAAGACTATTGTTCTTGATATTTGCGATGACCACTTTGGACACCAGTATATCGGGCCTATTTATAGAGACTTTCTCAAGATAGCCTCTGCTGTAAGCTGTCCTACTAAAAAGATGGCAGAAAGGATAAGGGAATTTACCAGCCTCCCTATTATAGTGATTCCTGACCCTTACGAAATGGATGAAGTAGAGCCTCATGCCGAGGGAGATAAGTTGATTTGGTTCGGGCATCAAGTAAATCTGAAAGCTATTGAGCCTCACTTAAATCTGCCTAATCTGACGATTGTAACCGGGTGTAATGCGGAATCCTCCCCCTATGTCCCCTATTCTAAAGAGCGATTAGATAAGGAAATGCGACTCGCTAATATCGCGCTATTTCCTACAATGAAAGGGCATGAGTATAAATCCCCTAATCGGGTGATTAACTCCCTGCGAATGGGATTATTTCCCGTATGCCACAAGCATCCGTCCTATGTTGAGTTTAAAAGATTCCTGTGGGCTTCTGATGTGCGAACCGGACTCCGATGGGCTAAAGAGTTCAGAAGCGACCTGAATGGGCTTGTAAAAGAAGGGCAGGACTATATAAGAGACAGATACTCGCCTAAAACCGTAGGGGATCAGTGGAGGGACTTTCTATGCTACGTTTAAACCTTGGTTCAGGAAGGCATTACTGGCCAAATGCGGTCAATATCGACCATGACGAAAGGGCGGATATTGTAGGCTCGGTAGAGGAGCTTAACTACCCGGATGAGTCGGTAGACGAAATTTATGCAATCCATCTTTTTGAGCATATTCACCGGGTAAAAGCACCGGAAGTCTTGAAAGAGTGGTGCAGAGCGTTGAAAATGGGAGGGAAGCTGGTGATAGAGGTTCCCTGCCTGAACAAAATTGCTGCTATGATTATGGAGGGGGAAGAAAAGCCCACGCATACATTATTCGGCATATTCGGGGATGTAAGGGAGGAAAGCCCTTATATGCTCCATCGGTGGTGCTACACAGCGAAAGAGCTATCAGCACTAATGATCGAGGCGGGATTATCGGTAGAAGTTTCCGAGCCTGTCTATCACTTTGCAAAGCGCGATATGCGCGTTACGGGAGTTAAGGTATGAGTAGAACGGCTAACTACGAAGCGAAAGAACAATTACCAAGGATTCGATTTGAGTCTACTTCTCTCCCCGATAAAATCGCCTCGGAGCAGACCGGGCATGAGGAGTTCAAAAACGTCATCATTGCCTACCTTTCCGCTGCGGGGGATATGAAGTGTGAAGTGCCTGAAGTTGCGGAAGATATTGGATATGAGCCTTATACCAAGCGGATAACGGTAGATAAGGAAATCACCAAATTTCGCGAGAATAAAGAGACAAAACTTTTAGAGGAGCACACCGAAACGGTTTCCTTTGAAGAAGATCGCGTCTTTTACACCAAGTCTGTCACTAATCCTTGGCTGGAAAAGCTGCGTGAAGCGGTACGAAACGGGTACACATCTCAGTATTACTTTGATCATTGTCTTGCTGCATTTAACGCTTACAAGAAGAAAGAAGATATGCCTATTGATGGGTATGCGCTGATTAACTGGCGCGGCATTGATCCTGCTGCGCGGGAAAAATTCCTTGCGATGGGGATTAACTCTGTTGAGAAAATTGCAGCCATGACGGAAGAAGCCATGCAGTATTACGGTATGGGTGCGCGAGCATACAAGGATAAAGCCAAGGCATTTTTGATGGCTAATGATAAACCAGAACAGGCCACGCTTCAGATTACCAAGCTTCAGAGTGAAAACACTGAGATGCGCGAAATCATGACTGCCATGCAGCAAAAGCTGGCTGAAATGGAGCGGTTAAATAATCGCAATCAGGAACTTGAAGACTTGAGAGATCAGTATCGTCGTAAATTCAACAAGGATGCTGATAAGCGATGGAAAGAGGATAAAATTCGGGAAGCTCTGGAGGCATAATGACCCTCTTAACGATAGTGCAAGATGCGTCAACTGCCTTGGGGCTTTCATCGCCTAGCACGGTAGTGAGCAATACTTCGCAGACGCAAATGCTGTCTCTGGCCATTCTTGAGGGGAAAGACCTTGCTTCTCGTGCGCCGTGGAAGTCTTTGCGACGAACGAATACATGGACGCTTTCTACATCATCCAGTAGTCAGGGGGCGATGAATAGCACTATCGTTACGGCAGGGGATTTTGACTACATCATTCAGGATACCTTCTATAACACTACTACCGCTCTCCCCATAGATGGGCCTGTCTCGGCAGAGGATGAGGAAGTAATGAATGCGGTAGGGTTTTCTGGCCCTTATCAGCAATTTTCCATCCGTAGTGATGGCGGACTTTATATCTTCCCACAACCTACATCAGCGGATTCTACTCGATTCCAGTACAAGTCTACTTTCTGGTGCAAAAGCTCTGGTGGAACTAAAAAGGCTGCGTGGACAGTCGATACAGATATTGGTGTTTTGAGTGAATCCTTGATGACCTTGGGGCTTATCTGGCGATGGAAAAGAGCTAATGGGCTTGATTATGCTCAGGAGTTTGATATCTATGAGCGGCGCGTGCATGAGGCTATTGCGCAAGAATCAAGTGGGGCAAGAACACTCGATATGGGAGGCGGCAAAGGCGCTTCTTATGGGATAGTTGTGCCTATAGGTGGGTATGGCTAATGAGAAAAGCTACGACTGCAAATGGGCCAAAATTTTCTGAAGTAAGTCGGTCATTTACATTCCCCGCCCCAACTGGTGGATTGAATACTAAAGACCCAATCCCATCAATCCCAATAACGCAAGTTCAATACATTTATAATGGGTATGCAACTGGCAGCGGTATAAAACAAGCGCCAACTCTCTATGCGTTTGCAACTCCTGCTGACTATCCTGAAACAATGATGGTTTACACTACGCAAACTGGAGCGGACACATTGTTCGTGGCGGCAGGGACTGCATTTTATAATCAGACTGCCGGGGGTGCTTATGGAGCCGCAGTAGTATCAGGGCTTACAAATGCTCAATGGCAATGGGTTAATTTCGCCAATTCTGCTGGATCAATCTACCTGTGCGCATTTAATGGTGCTGATTCCCCTCGATATTGGGACGGCGCAACATGGACTACAGTGACGGGGGTATCTACTCCTGCGATAACAGGGCTTACTACATCAACCATAATAAACGTCTTTGTTCATCAACGACGAATGTGGTTAATACAGAAAGATTCTCTCAAAGCATGGTACTTGCCTCCCGACTCGGTTGGTGGGGCTGTGCAAGCTCTCGACCTTGGTGGGATAGCAACAAAGGGCGGCTATATCATGGCTGGCGGAACATGGACGATTGATGGAGGAGATGGAGTAAATGATATGTGGGCGGTTATTACTTCCGAGGGACAAGTAGTTGTCTATCAAGGCAATGATCCCAGCTCCGCCTCTACATGGTCGCTAGTAGGGGTTTGGAATATAACTCCTCCCATAGGGAGGACTTGTGCGTATAAGTATCAAAATGACTTGTTATTCATGGTCGATGAAGGGATAGTTTCGTTACGGAAACTTATTGGAAGTCAATATCCAATCACCATAACTGATAATGTTTTGGGGACATATAAAAGGCTAGTTTATTATGTCAGGTCGCTTGGCTACCCAAGCAGATGGCAAATAACAGAGTCGCCTGCCCAAGACATCCTTATTTTTTTACCCCAAACCGCTGGCACAGCAATGATTATGAATAGAACTACGGGGGCGTGGGGATGTTTTAGAGACCCAAATTCTACATCGGGCTATTACAGCGTCTGCTTTTTAAATGGATTTGCAATGATAGGCCAAGGGGACGCTATTTTTAAGGTAGATGAAAATCAAACTAATGGGACGGCTACTAAAATTACTACTGCGTATTCTGACTTTGGGATAAAGCGAAAAAAAATGATAACACAAGCCAGATCGTTTCTATATTCAACTAGCGGATCAACATCTGGGGTTGGCTATACTTCCGGAGCTGACTTTCAAGCTATTTCGCCTCCATCACAATCATCACAGGGGGCCATTTTTGATGGGTCAACCCCTTGGCATCAGGACGGCATAACGGCTTCCGGAAATACAATAGCAATCAGTATATACTTTTCAGATCAGTCTCCCACCTATGGGGGGATTGAGGTTCTATATCAGGTTGGCGGGCTGATATAAGCGAGAATTTGCATTATTCAAAGCAAGCAAGTACTATTTAACAATACCGCATCGCGTGCAGTAGGCTGATTCCAACATTCGGCCTTTTGGAAACCAAAAGGTGAATCATGGCTTTAACTCCTGAACAAATCCGAGCGCAAGCGGCAGACCCTACCCAGCAGCAAGGGCTGTTTAACCTTGTAAAAAGCGGCCAACTGAACATCAATGATGTCTATGGCGCTGTAGGGACTGATAGCGTTAATAACTGGCTCAGTCAGTACCATCCAGACTTTAATGCTCCTTCAACAGCTCCAACCCCTCCTGCCGTACAGACCCCAACTACTACCGTGGGCGGGAAGACTCCAGTTGTTACTGGTGGGGCCACAAATGTCGCCACGCCGGGCAATCTCGGGACTGTTACCACAAATACATCGCCCTCAAACCCAAACCCGACGAATAACCCAACGACATACCCGACGCCCATCCCTGCCGCGCCTAATTACTGGAATTCAGCCCAAGCACAAGGGGCAGAAAACCTCAACGCCGCGAAGAATACAGTCTCTCTATCCAACCCCGATATAAACGGGCCTTATGGCTCACAGACTGTCTCTGTTGGCCCTGATGGCAGACCTGTAGTCAACCAGTCTCTCTCGGCTGACTTGCAAGCAAGACGCGATGCGCTAAACGGGATTTTACCCGGACTGACTGACCAAATATCAGCTCAGTTAGGTAAGCAACCCGGCTGGCACGTTACCCAAGGGGTAGATTCCCCTACCGTTGGCGGTGTTTCAACGATTGCCGATGCGCTCAGAGCAAGAGAGCAGCCAAGGTTTGACAGACAACGACAACAGCAAGAGGCTCAACTTCTGGCGAGGGGATTTAACCCCGGCACAGAAGGCTGGAAGAATGCACTTGATGATATTAACCGTCAGGAAAATGACTTTAATCTCGGATTGGTCAATGAGGCGGGTAATGAGCAGTCTCGGCTGTTTAACCTTCAATCTTCGCTCCGTGGCCAACAGACTAACGAAGAACAATTGCTCAGGACTTTGCCTATTCAGAATTATGCTCAACTTGTCCAAGCAATGCAGCCTAATGCGCCTCAATTCCAGCAATACCAAGGCGCGCAGGTGGAGGCAGCTCCTTACTTTGGCGCAACGAATGCGCAAGGGCTGTTTGACCTTGGCCGCTATGGAACTATGATTCAAGGCGAGCTAGGGACGAGGGGAGTTGATAACGCTATTAGCAGCAATGTTAATCAAACCATAACCAAGGCTCTATTCGGGTAATTTATGGCGTACCAAGACCCCACTTATGAAGAATCAAAGTCAAAGCAATTGCATACCCCTTATGGGACTGGGCTGGTACAAATGCTTCGTGACTATATGGGCAGCAGTCATGATGAAAAGCTTGCTGAGATAAACAAGGCTAACCAAGCTAATCGTGCTCAGGAGCTTGCCGCGCTTCTCAAAGGTGCGCAGAGTCCTGAGATGTTGAGTCAGTCGGCATTTACTGATCCCGACATCCAGAAAATGGCTATGCAGTTGCGAATAAAGCAAGCCACAGAAAAGGGCGACTCTCTACCCGCGCCAATTCAGCAATATGAATATGGTGAAAAACTTAGGGGCGGTCAGGATCAAAAGGCCTATGAACGCTTTATGGCTCAGATTCGCAATCCATACCTGAACGCGGGTAGAGAGTTTGTAAATCCCTATGCGTCGAATGATGCGCTACCACCAGTAGTGGGTAAAACTTTGCCGCCACAAGATGCTCCGGAAACCAGAGGAGCGCAGCAAGCCGCTGTAGAGAGGGCTAAGATTGAAGCCATACCAAGCGCGGCGGCGGCGGAGTCTCAGGCCAAACTCGCTAACGCAGGGACTATGGGCCAAGCTGCGCGTCAGGAAAAGTTAGCGGAAACTTCTACCCAAAGATCGTCTGCTCTCCAATCAAAAGGAGACCAGTTAGATTTGCTTGATTCAGTAACCGACAAGGCAATATCTCAGGCGGGAATATTCACGACTGGATTTTTTGGCAACCTTGCTAAAGGAATCGGAGGTACTGAGGCAAAGGATCTGGCATCTAATCTGGACACAATTAAGTCTATTGTGGGCTTTGATAAGCTTGCCGAAATGAGGGCCAATTCTCCTACTGGCGGGGCTCTGGGCAATGTATCAGATCGTGAAAATGCCTTACTGCAATCTGTATGGGGTGCATTAGAGCAGTCTCAGAGTAAGGAACAGTTCAAAGAGAATCTGGAGCGAGTACGGACTCAGGCTAAAAAAAGCTGGAGCAATATTAGAAAAGCCTATGAGATTGATTATGGCACTCCTTACCCCGAGGCTAATCAGGCTTCCGGCTCGTCGGTACAATCCCCCGCCCAAAACAGTAGTTCCGACATAGTCAAAGAGGCTTTGCGGGTGATTCATGGCAAGTAAGGAAGATTTTGCTGGCTGGATTGTGGCGAATGCCGATAAGAAAGGCACGCCAGAGTTTGAGACAGTTAAACAAGCCTTTAATAAGCTTCTTGTTCAGGATTTAGAGGCTAAGTCTAGCGATCCTTCAAAAGTTGAAGCCGAGCAGATTAAATCAACATATACCGAACCGCTCGCCCTTGCAGCGCAAGGAATAAATAAAGGTATCGTGGGGATGGGGGATATGATCCTTAATACTCCTACCAATCTGGGGAATTTGGGGCGTGCTGCTATTGGAATGGGACATATTTTGCAGGGCGATCCCGAACTGGCCCCACAGCTAGAAGAAAATCCTAACTATCTAACGAAGGCGCTCTACAAGGCGAAAGTATTTGATCCTGCTTTTGATCCCAAAACAGAGACTCAGCGTAATGCAGTGACGCTATTGCAGTCTGCTACCGCCGGGGCATTATCTCCGGCTGATTCTGCCCGACAAGCACTATCTAATGTTTTGTCATCTACGGCTGGCGGAGTTGGAGCTATCGGCGCTAAGAAAATGGGAGCTGATGAGAAAGGGCAGCTACTCGCTGCACTGATGGCTCAAACTGTTACACAGGGAGGAATGAATTTAGCTAATGAATCTATTGATCGTAATGCCTCATTAAAGGCTAAAAATGCTACCCGCGATGCCAATAATGCAGATGCCAGAAAACTGGGTATTTCCTTATCTGCCGAAGATACGAACCCAACCGGGCTAACAGGTAAAATTGAAGCTTTTGCCGGAAAGCCAATAGCTCAGAAAATCCGCTCTCGTGATAATGCAGAAGTGGTAAATAGTATTGCTCGGAAAGATTTAGGACTTTCTCCTGACACCCCTCTGAATGATACGACACTCTCTCAGGTAAGACGGCAGGCTTACCAGTCCGGGTATGAGCCTATGAAACAGTTAGGCGATATTCTGCCCGGAAAGCAATTTAAGTCTGACTTGGCTGCGATTAAAGCTAGGTACGATAGCGCGGCAGAATCCTTCCCTCAATTTGTAAAAGATGAAGTTTCTGCGCTGGTATCGTCATTGGACGAACCGATTGTGAAAGCTGGGGGTACTGTCGAGACAATTAGAATCCTGCGAGAGGATGCCTCCAAGTCTTTCCGCAATGGCGATAATGGGCTAGGTGTGGCACAAAAAAGTGCGGCTAAAGCATTAGAGGATATGCTGGAAAGAGCTGCGTCTAATCGAGGGGCGAATGGTGCAGAATTAGCTGCTAACTTCAAAGAAGCAAGGCAGACCATTGCCAAATCCCATACTGTTCAGGACGCCTTGAGTAAAGATGGAGTGAATGTATCGGCTCGTAGTCTTGCTCAGCAATTAAGAAATGACGTTCCTCTGAGTGGCGACTTGAAGACGGTAGCAGAAGCCGCTCGCACTTACCCAAACAGCTTTCAGCCTCCAGAACAGTTAGGCGATCTCTCTGCTAAAATATCTTTGCGTGATGAAATCCCTGCAATGATTGGCGGTACTACGGCTGGCGTTTTATCGGGAAGCCCCACTACTGGTGCAGCAACTGCTGCCATTATGGGCGCAATCCCTATGGCTAGGCCAGCAGTTAGGTCAATGGCTACTTCCCAATGGTATCAGAATAAAATGGGAACTCCTTCATATGACCCCTCGCTGCTTGCTAGATTGCTTTCAAATGGCAAGGTGAAAAACCCGAGCGCAAACTCAGCAATCCTTGCTTCAATTCTTAGTCAGAACGGAGAACGAAAATGATAGATAGCAACTTTGCAGAATATAACGTCAACGGCACGGCGGTAGGATCAACGCTAACCACTACGTCGGGTGATTTGTTTGAATTGGTAGACAAGCCGCACGTTTTCGTCGGGGTTACGTTTACTGATAACAACGGCACAGCGGCAACCCCTTCGGCGGGGACTTATACAATCACTGCTGAATTGATCACTAACCCCGGCGTATTCCAGTCAATCCAGAATGCTACCTCAGTGGATGCTACTGCTGCCTTGCAGACTTACTCTTTTGCCGGAGCAGTAAGTCGAATCAAGGTAACTCCAAGTGGTATTGGAACTGCAACCAAATACAACGTCAAAATTACTGCGTATAAAAGCTGATGCCATTACAGACTGCCTATCCTTTAGTGAATGCGACTCCGCTTGCTGGAGTGCTCCCTCCTGCTTATGGAACATCTACCTTTGCAGGCGCACTTTCTACAGCGTATGGGAATACTGAGCTTGTCATTCTTAATAAGTTTGGCAAATACGAAGGAATAACCTACACCCAATCCGGCAATCTAACCTACTTCGACTCTACAGGTACTCTACAGACTGCTGCTGTGGATACGATGGTGCTGGACTACGACCCCTCTACGTTAGTGCTTAGGGGGTATCCGTTTTGGGAGGCGAGGACTAATGTTGAGCGCAACAATACAATGGTTGGTGCGGTACCGGGAACACCGGGCACTAATCCGAACCTTTGGCGCACACCATCCCTTGCCGGAATTACAGTCCAAATTGTAGCGGTTAGCACCGTTAATGGGCTTAACTATATTGACTATCGTTTTAGCGGAACTGGCGCAGGCAGTATTTTTATTGGTGGAGCGTCTGCGAACGCAGCTGCTGCCTCCCCCGGCCAGAGTTGGACAACCTCGTCATGGGTGGCCATAACGGCTGGAGGTGTAACAAATATTACCAATATCTTCATGGTGAATAACTTTGATGTAACGGGGAATATGGCTGTTGATCTTAAATCCTCCGTCAATAGCACTTTGACCAGATATACCGTTACCGGAACCGTCCCTGCAACCAATACTGGAATTTCGGAGCCATTTTTTAACATAGTAGCAAATGGCGCAATTGACATTACTTTACGCATTGCAATGCCTCAAACCGAACTCGGTGCCTTTGCCACTCCCGTCATAAAGACCACCACAGCCGCAGTCACTCGTGCTGCACCTTCGTGTGCGATAACTGGAACTAGCTTCTCTAGCTGGTATAACCAGAGTCAGGGGACGTTTGTATCAGCCGATAGAGGGACTGCCGTATCGGGCAACATTATTGATGTGTCAGATGGAACTATCAATAATAGACTTGGAGTATTCCATAACGCCACAACATCAATAGATACATTTGCTCAAGTTGGCGGGGTTGGCCAAGTTTCAGGGTCGGTAGCTATAACGGCGGCTTCTCAAAATAAAATATCATTTGCATATCTCTTAAACGATTACGCATGGTCAGTAAATGGAGCTGCGGCTATTACCGATAATTCAGCAACCGTTCCTTCTGTGAATAAGGCAAACATTGGCTCAAACCTATTTTTAGGAGGATATTTAAATGGCTGGATTTACTCTCTTTCCTATTACAGCGCAAGGCTCCCCAACGCCAGTCTCGTTTCACTGAGCACCTAAAATGATCAAGCCTTATTTCCTGAGATGTAAACAATCAGACTTTAACGAGTTAGTCTCTCTTGGAAAACTTCTAGGCGTGATTGATGAACACGAAGGTCATATTTATGGAATTAACGGCTGCGATTGGGACTTAGTCTTTGGTACGGGCCAGCTATACGAAGGCACCGGCACCTTCACCGAAGTTGACGGGGTACAAGTCGAGCAGAAAAGGCTGATTGTTGACGAAAACGGCGATGCCTATCTACATATCAACTTATTGACCAGATTCGATTTAGGCGACAAAGCAAGGGAAATGGCTGTAGATCATCCTGAACTTGCTCAAGCACTCTCAAGCATGGGTAAATACTTTCTGCTTGATGCTGAAGGCAAGGTAAGGCGCCCGGCTAATCCGCAGTGCTCTTATGGGATATTTGAGCCTATTTGATGTTATATGAGCCGATTTGCGACTATTTAGCTACTGTAAAAGAGCTTAAACTCTCCGGAAACGGCAAAATTAGGCTCTGCCCAATAGAGCCTGTCGGCTGAAGTATGCAGGATGCCATCCTGATCCTCATAAACTAGAGTCCCAGATTGACTAAATTCAAGTGGCGGGAAGCCGTTTGTTATGGCTTGAGTGGGCCTTGGCAAATAAGGCGATGTCGCCACAACTACGGCTGATGAAAGAAAGTTCCTGCGGGTTAGTTTCATGGCAAAAATCTCGCGAAGTTGATTGATACTGGCAGGCCACTTTTTAAGCCATGCGGCGCCCATCCATCTACTTCAACAGGTTCGCAAAATCGCTTGTCCTTTCTGGTATACCTGCGCATATAGAATCTTCCATGTTTGTACTTGGCCTCACATACAAACATCCCTAAAAGGCCGTCATGACGGAATCCAGTAACAACAGCGCCTTCTTTTGGCATATTTACAAACTCCAACTCAACTTTAGGGAGTGGAAGCATAGCAGTGTTATCCGCCATTTGATCAATAACGCGATGCAATAGATAAGTAAGTTTCATGGTATTGCCTCCAAACCAGCCAAACTCCACACATCGCCAGAACGCTCTAGAACAGCCTTCCAGCGTTTATCAGGATACATCCTAACCGAAGGTATCACTGCCCTTCCGTTTTCAACGCTGAAGCCCTCACAAACGATAGGTGAGGCATTCGGAGTTATAGCTGCCTTCCATTTCCACTTTTCGATGAAGGTCATGTAGGCTGAATTCCCGTTGATGCTGGGGATGTAAAAGTCATAGTTCGGTAACACCTCGGCAAAACAGAAGTCTTCCTTCCCATGTGGCCAGCGGTTCAGGGGAGTAACTAGTTGCATATCGGCAAGGGTGATCACGTTGGCTTTTATAGGCCCGCTAACCATTATTGATTCCGAGTCAGGGGAGTGAACCCTAACCCCCAAAGCGTGAATCAGCTCATGCTGTAGAATCTGAGTAGTGAATACCCGATCATTCAAAAGATTAGGGCCAAAGACAATCCCCTCTCCAGATTCCAGACAGTCGTGCTCTAAAGCGGTAATGCCCCCGAATAGCTGATACTTGGCTTTTAGCCATTCATCCACAGAGGCCCGACGAATAGTAATAGAGTCATTCTGACAGCCTAGATGCGAAGTGTCCTTGATTGTAAAGTCAGTACCGAACCTCTGATTAACTGACCACAGAGAGCGATTAACTACATCCCTGTCCATTACCCCCTGATCGTCGTTTAGCCAGATAGGTTGAGCTAATACTAACGAGGGGAATAACAGGATTATCCATTTAGTCATGATTGCTCCTTTAATTCGCTAAGGGCTACCTCATATTTTGCAATCGTACCAGCAAGATCGTGCTTTTCCTGAAAATACTCGCTTGCATAGCTGCCCCAATCTGAAATGTCTTGCACGGCTTCGCGCAATAGAGATTCAAGCTCCGCCACTTTCTGACGCAGGGCGGCGTTATCAGCTTCAAGGTTATTTACTTCACCCTGTAGCTGCGCCTCAAGGTTGCGCTGGATTTGGCCTGTGGCTTGCAGCCTCTCGATCTCGGCTGATTGGTGCTCTATCTGAATATCACGATGCGCAAGTTCTGCTGCGATTGCTGACTTGCTATGTAATCCTTCGCCCGTCATCGCTGACACATGATTGATGTAATGCTGACCTTGCTCGACGATATTGCGGTTGTCGTATAACTTACCCATTACCATTCTCCTTGGCAGCGGCGATGGCTGCACAGAATCCCATATATCGTTCACGGCTTACGCTATTAGGCTCCGCACTCGGAAGTGCGAATCCCGCCAAGTAGCGCATTTCCTCTGCCACTTCAATCGGCACCACAGCACCCCTTTGCTGCGCGCCCCACTCGGCGGCTTTGGCGTCCGGCTCGGCGCGGCTCTTGAATGCCTTTGCCGCATCTATTGCCGCATTTTGAATCCAGTCAATCGGGCAGCGGCCTTTGAATCGTTCGTCATATGGAGGGCAATCGTCTGACCACGAATCTGTGTGGTGAAATGCTTTGCCCGCTCGTGCAACCGCGCTTAGGATCAAGTCAATCTCAAAACAGCCAGTTGGCCCAAAGCAGTAGTAATAAGCGTTGAGTTTCAGTGGCTCAGGCGAAGGCTTCAACTGTTCAGGCGTTGGGCTATCCTTTGGGGTGGTCATGGTTTGCTCCGAATAACAGCAAAGTGATGAAAGTCATGTACGACATCAAACTCGAAATTCTTGGAAAGGTAATCAATATCTTGACATTCATAATGGTTAGAGCGAACGCCGTCTTTATCCATCCAACGGAATGGCCCGCGCCATATAACCTTTTCACCATCCTCTAAAAATGGGGTTATAGCGGCGACCAGCGATTTCATCATGTCTTCTCTTTCGTATGTAAGAATCATACTTTCCTCACAGCCGCCAAAAGGGCGGATAAGTTGGCGATGGCATTTTCTAATTCGAGCAACTCATGGTGGTCGCTATTCCAGCCAACAAGCTCAGTTGAAACGACAAAATTGATGGCATCAATTCCGGACTGCAAAGCATCCGCGTCTATGTCAGAGGCGAGGAGGTAGGGGCCGCCTGCATCCTCAACAACTCCGCATTCTCCACGGCATATAATTTTCGTTCGCACGTCATACCGCTTTATCACACTCATCACTCACCCCCTAGCTGGCGGATTGCCTCGCCCAGCTTTGCCATTTCAGGATATTTCTCGTGTAACTCGTTAGACGCAGCTTCATTCAATGACCGGACGCCATTCTCAAGATCAGACTGTAACGCATCGGCCCAAGCATCATCGGCATCCCCTATCGCAGCCTTGTAGCCAAGCTGGAAGCCATCCCAAGCACACTGCACGTTATAGTTGTGATATGATCCCGGCCAGCCATATTTTGAAGGATCATTAGGAAACCGCACTAAATCAAACTCAAAAGGCGATTTTGAAAACTCTTCTTCAAACCTTGCTCTCAACTTATCGCTCATACTCTCTCCGTTAAGGTTATTCTGATTTACCGGGGATATAGTTTTTTGACATCTGCCAA